TCGCTAAATTTAATTATATACCATTTATCAGTTTTACCAGTAACTTTAGGAGTTACCCTAGAGAATTCCTCACCATTCCAGACATCTACTTCACGTCCAATACAAGATTCTATGTTAACATATCCTATACTTGTAAGTATCTTTGTATCAGCAGAAACGCACGGATTAGTACTTGTTTCTTCCCATTCTTTACCATAACAACTAGGTATAGATTCAGATTTTATTCTATCCCAAAATAACACCCCCGGCTCTGCATTATCCCAAGCTTGGTGAGTCAATTCTTTCCATAAATCAAATGGATTTCTTTTAGGAAAGGCTCCACAAAATCCATTATCAATTATTTCCATAAATTTGTCATCAACCTTAACAGATATATTAGCACCTGTTATTTTAGTTCTATCAGATTTAGATTTAATAAAGTCTGTAGAATCTGGATGATTAATATTACAAGTAAGCATTAATGCACCCCTGCGTCCATTTTGAGCTACCTCTCTTGTAGTATTAGAGTACCTATGCATAAATGATGATGCCCCAGTTGATGTTCCAGCAGCATTAGTTACTTTACTGTTAGCGGGTCTTAAATGACTAATATCATGTCCAACACCAGCCCTTCGTTTCATTAATTGAGCTTGTTCTTGGTCTGTAGTACAAATACCCCCATAACTATCTGATTTATTACCTATTACAAAACAGTTATGGGTAAGAATGTTATCCTCTAAAGTAAAATTATTAGTCTCTGGAACTATAGCACAATAAACATTATCTATAATTCCTGTATATTCTACATTTTTTACTCTCCAATAACTTTTTCTCATATTCTCTTTAAATCTATTCTTATCTACTTTTTTTACAAAGAAAGATTTATTTAAAGTAGAACCCATAAGTCTTATACCATAAATAGTTGAAGACTTATTTGTTAAATTAGAAATCCTATCTTGTAAAAATATATCATAAGTTCCTATTCCTAATATAGAACATACTTCTTTTACCCACTCTAAATTATGCTTTTCTACAGAAGAAATTACAATAGATCCTCTTTCATCTATACAACCATCTGCTGCAAAATATCCAGCTAACCAACCATATAGATAACTTACATTTTCATCTAAAGAGGGTAGGTTTTTAAAATAATTAGGTAAACTTCCAATATGAATACTCTTTATATCTTTTTCATATTGTATATTACTAAAGTATGGTAATAATTCTTTATCGTGTTCTAGAATTAAAATTCTTTTACCTATTCTATTATTTCCCCACTTATCACCATCTCCAGTATAAAACCCATGAGCAACTCCAAAAGGAGAAGGTTTATAATTCATATAATTTTTAGATAAATTATACTTTAATACATACTCTTCTTTTAGTTCACTTGTCTTAAACTCTTGATATTTTAAATGTCTATTCTTTTTAGCATACCAAACATGATCAGCAGTAGTTTCTATTATCTTTTCCTTATTATTTCTTATAAGGGTCAATTTAACTATTTCTTGCTGACCAAAAGATTCTACTTTAGATTTTATCCATTGTCCATTTTGACTATAAAGAACAGGTTCTGTACCTTCGAGACTACCAATTGGCTGTATACCATTATTAGTAATAATATTAGTATTCCAGCTAAAACAATTACCTAATGATGATATAGAATGCTTATTACCTATACCGTAAAGAAGACTACCGCCAGGTAATATAATTTGTTCTTTAAGTAAATTATATATTTCTTCATAACTAATTGAATTAGGATATTTCTCCTCTATTCTCGCAAATTCCTTAGCTAACCTTTTATACATGTCATCTGGAGTTAATTCCAGATATTCACCATCTTTCTTTAGAGCATATTTATCTATCCACACATTAGCAGCCAAGGAGTCTCCTTTAAAGTACTCCAAAGCTGCTTTTTCAACTTCATTTGCTTTATACATATTATTTAGTTAATTATTAAACTTCAAAATTATTATTATTTTTAGTCATATTTCAGTAAAAAATCTGGATTAATTACTTTAAAACTTAATAGTTTCTGGCCATTCTCAATACATCTAACTACTATACCCTCTCTTGGAATATCAGCTACTACAGATTTACCTTTACTAAATTCTACAAGTTCTTGTACTGTTGAACCTAAATGTCTTAAACAAGGAGTAAAATTTAATCCATCAAAGGGAGAACTTTCTATTTTAACTCCTAATATTGGAACTATTTGTAGGTTGTATTTCTTACAGAATTTTTCCATTTCAAAGTAATTATAATGATAATTTTTTTCATGGTCTATAATATTAAATACCCACATGGCAGGTTCTTTAATACCGTATTTATTACCTTGAACTTTAGTATCACCTTGTTCTCCTTGAATAGTTAATGTTGGATTTTCCTTAAGTATTTGCTCAATATTATACTTTTTAGCTATTTGCCAATATAAACTATTCTTATCATTAGTAGTCATGTTTCTACTGCAAATTACAAATTGGTATTTTTTAATAGGTATTAGTTCCCCCAACTTTCCACTAAATCTGGGAACCATTTTACCAGTAAAAGTTGCTGATTGATAGTCTATTTTTTCAGTAACATATACTTCTTTATCTTTAAACTGTTCTAATACTTGAGGCATATTTTGAATTCTTTCTTCATCAGTTTTACTTACCCAATAAGGAAATCCAGATTTTTTCTTTCTTGATAAAAATAGCTTTCTAAACCAAGAGTATCTCATCATAAATTTTCTCAATTTATTCTTATCATTTCTAATTCTTCTTTCAATAACCTCTTGTTCAGCTATTTCCGAGGGAGATAAGTATTTAGTGATGCCTAATAGTTCCGTTACATCTAAACCAATATCATTTTCATCTATACGGTCTATTGCCTCAGAGGGTCCCAAAGTTGATAGTGGTAATACTAATCCCTGAGATATTTGTTTTCTGAGTTTAATAGTTTTAACTCTAAATTTTCTATCTCTAAGAAATTCAAATTCAGGTTTTTCAGGCATTATAGAATCTACTTCTACATATATAATTAAATCTCCTACTTTAAACTCTCCCTTTTTAACTACACATTCCCAACCAAGCACTTCAGCTACCTCAATTCTATCTGCCCCTTCTATGGGTCTTAGATTTTTTATTACTTCTATATGTGCTAATTTTCTTTCTGACATATTCTTTTTTTATAAAAATTGTCAATTTCTTCTTCTAACTCTACAATAGCAATAGGAGTTAACTCAATATTATCATGATATAGCTCCTTATGCCTATCCTTAGCTTCTTGTGTTAAATCATCCCAATATATTTCAAAATTTTTCATTCTCCAATATTATTATTTTGCCTAAATTTAACATTATTCTTTTTTAACCATTCAGTAAATTGATATAATACTTTTACACCTTCTTCAAATTCAGGTTTTTTGTGTAACATTGTTTCTTTCCTAAATTTAAATTGTAAACTATCCCAATCTACTTTCTCACCATCTTCAAGGTGTGTAGCTAATCTTCTTAATAACAAAGATACAAACTGACTAGCACTTATATTATAAAACCCTATAGGACTTTTTAAATATCCTCCGGCTATTTCTACAGCTTCTTTAAACTCGTCAGAATTTTCTTCTGTAAGTTTTAATACATATCTGCACAAATCATCTTCCAATACTTGTAAAGAAGCATGTGTTACAATATCAGCAGGTCTTTTAACATCTCCTACCTTCCAATATAACGATGATGTACTTTTACTATATGGATTATTTTGTACTAGCCATATTCCATCGTGCATATCATATCTCTCAGGCATAGATACTTCTACATATCTCCTACCAACTTTTTTATATAGTTTTTCTCTATAATTCATTCTAATTCTTTTTTAAGTTTATCAGCTACTTGTAAGATAGAATCTTTATTTACATAATAATAATAATCTTGCTCAGAAGTATTAGTACTACCTCTATCTAAATTTCTGTGAATAATCCTACTGGTTTCACCATATTCTTCTTTCATAGTTAATTTAGCATTTTCAGTACATATCTTAACAGCAGCATCAATAGCATCTGATTGTGCTTGTTTAATCCACTCTTCTATAATTCCTACTTGTAAAGTTTTACTTTTGAATGATAGTTAATGTAAGTTTTCATATAAATGTATTAAAATACAAATATATAAAAAATTTTTATAAATTACAATTCTTCAGCTTTTTTCATAAGGCTTTATATTATTACAACAACTATTATTGCACATTTTTATAAGTAAGATTTCTTTTTATTCTGCTTATAGTTTCTCTATGTACATTATATTTTTTACTAATATACACATTTTTATATCCTTCTTTTAAAAGATTTCTTATTTCCATAATTTCCCCTTTTGACAACTTTCTTGCATTTTCTCGTAAAATTTCTTTTTGATTAGGTCTTCTACCAGCATCGTAACAATATTTTAAATTTTCACTATCCGTCACCCATTCTAAATTAGATACATGATTATTTTGTGTATTATGGTCTTTATGATGTACACATCTTTTATTTTCTGGATTAGGAATAAATGCTTCTGCGACTATTCTATGAACAGATTTATATTTACGCCTGTTATCTTGATTTAACTGTACATGTAAATATTCTTTTTTATAATGTGGTTTCATAGTTATACCAATCGCAGTATTAATTAAATTTCCATTACTACATATAATGTATTTAGAGAAATCTTTTACTGGTTTAAATATTTCAATACCAAAACAACATCCATCACAATTATGAACAAAATCATATTCTCCCCAATCATTAGGATTATATACAGTATGCCCCACACCATGTTCACATATCCACTCTACTCTACCATCTCCTCTAAAAGATAATTCTTCTATTGGTAAATTGAGTGCTTTACTTATTTCCTTTAGCAAATTCATAATAAATAATCTTTATTCCACGTACTATTCCCTTTCATATCAGTCCAGCCCCATGTTTTCTCAGCCTTTTTTAAGTCTTTATCTGAACCTTTTAACCACCAAAGTATTTGTTCATAATATCTATCATCATTTTTATCGGGAGACCTCCATTTTATAACAAACTGCCATTTAAAAAAATTTATTTGAAACATGGGAAACCATTCATACCTGACTGAATTATCACACCATACTCCCCTTCCATTTCTTTTAATAAATAGTTTATTATAAGGAACAGTTGCACAATATACATTATCATTATAATCTATCCACTCTTCTTTATAATTATTAGCAGTCTTTATTGTTTCATTATTTATATTAACCTCATTTTTTTCATTTAACCAATTTATATGATGTGTGATATAATTTCCTTGTATAATTCTTCCGTTTATAATAGGTTTTTTGTGCCTATTATCGGTAGAATAACTTTTAAAAGTTTTCCCGCTTTTTAAGATTAACTCTTCTGTGTCATCCTTTAATTGCTTTGAAACTGTAGATAAAATATAAGAAGTATTAGTTTTATGCCCATCTCCTTTATATAACCATTCTAAATATATTTTAATTAATTGAGGAGTTAAGTTTTTAATGAAATCAGGTGCTTTTTTATTTGGAGCAAGTTTTCCACAATTCTCTACTAGCCATATTGCTAGTGGTTTATTATAAATTTTATAATTTACTCCGGTTCGCTCCTCTCCAGAAACTTTAATTTTAAATCCTAATTCATTTAGTATTCTTTCAACATCTCTTCTTTCATTATATGCTTTTTGAGTACCATCATTACAAGCAGAAATTGATATGTCTCCCTTTTTTTCATCTGCACTTCCTTCAGCAGTAAAAAATCCTAAAAATTTTAAAAAAGGTTCAATTTTAAAAACTTGTTTATGAATTACATATGTACTTTTCTTATCCCCTCTCCTAATTTTTTTTAGATATATATATTCTGGTATTTCATAATATTCAATGTTTTCTCCAACCCACCTAAAAGATTTTAAAAACCTTTTGGATTTGTTAAAATATTTGTCTGGGGTGCAAAACTCAAATTCAAACTTCTTAATACTATTTTTATATCTACCAAATTTATTTCCTTTAGCAACAAATAATCTATGATTAGGGGTTACTAAAAGATCAATATTTGTTGATGATAACTTATACATTTTTCCCTTATAATGATAGGATATTATATCCATAGGAATACAATATTCTCCTTCATACTTATCGTTTAAACACAGAATTAGATCACTTTTGTTTAACTCTTTAAAATATTTCCACCCATTCTTAGTTAGTACTTGTGTATCTTTATCATAACATTCATATTTCCACTTCCACCCAAGCTGTACCCATTTTATACTAATAGGCCAACCATATTGAATAAAGTAGTAATTCCTAAATAATTTAATTGTCCAGTCTTTACGTCTTCTAACCATTGGTATATTAGAGAATTTAGCTCTTAAATCATCTTTAAGATGGGGATACCTTTCTATATAGTTATTTCTATCTTCTTTAGTTCTAAGTTTTAACTTCCTAACAGATATAATAGTTTCGTGGAAGTTCCAGGGATAGAAATAAGGTGTGCCATAAGCCCACTTACCTATATAATATTCTTTAATAGGTGGTTTAAATACACCTTTGATTTCTTTAAGCAATTGTCTTGTTTTCATAAGATTTAATTTAAAAACACAGAAGCTTTGTTTATCTCGCCCATACAATACAGCTATTGCGTTCCCTCTTGTGGCTGTTCATTATACTGTACCATCACCACTATTTGCGAATGCGGGAATAATTTAACCAGATTCCCCTTTAGTTCTGGACTTCTGTGTTTATTAAAATAGCTATTTTCGCTTGACATTACCAACCCTTGCAACTGCGGTACGATTATGGGCATCACTTTACCATGTTGGAAAGGTAGAAATTTAATTTTTTTACTCGCCTCAAATCTCATATAATAGCTATATATTTTAAAATAAGTACCCGACTTTACCCCGGTACGTTGTATAAGCACCATTACATAGTTATATTCATACAAGATGAATAGACTTTACTATGTATTTCAAAATGATCTTATACGGGTAGATAGAATCACTTGCGCCTGTGTCTATCGAACTCTCTCAAGGTGCGCTGTTCTTATGGGAAGCGTGAGAGGTACTATTCAATTAAGGTATCTAATAAACTATTAACATATTCCTTTCTTTCAGATATAGACTTAAACTTAGGTTTTTCAAATTGAAAAAATGAATTCTTACCAGCATTTTCAGTATAAACTATATCCTTAGAAGAGGAATATAAAGATAACAAAATGTTTTTAAATTTCAAAAATAATTTCTTATAATCTCTTTCAAAATATTTATCAATATATATATTTTCATTGGTTTCATTGATAAGTATTCTTAATTTATCATCTTCTATGATACCTAAAAATTTATACTGTACTACTATTTCAAGATTAATAAAGTTATATTTAAATAATGAAGAGTGACTATTAATATTTTTAAATTCATTAAAAAGTCTTTCCCATTTCATTCTTCCCCATCTAAATCTTTCAAAGTGTTCCAAAGATACTTCAAATTCTTCAGCATTTCTAAAATTTTCAAGAAACAGAGAATACTCTTTTGAAGTATTCCCTGTTAATAATACACTATACCACATTCTCTGTATAATTTGATTCTGTTATATATTCATATTTAAAAGGTATAACCATAAATTTATCTTCTAATACATAATTAGAAGCAAAGTTAGTTAAAAACCCTACCATATGTGATGCTATGCCTGCTGCACAATGAGATGTTTGTTTAAGAGTACAATCAATATCATCTACTTCACTATCATCAAATAAATATTCTCTTTCGTATCTTTCAATCTGTTCCAGATTATCTCCCTGAACACAAAATATTTGATATGATTGACTCAATAATCTACCATCAATAAATATAGCTTCTTTTCTTAACTCAGGATTTTCTTCTAACTGAAGTTTCCAATTAGCAAACATATCTTTTCTTGCCTGCATATTATCAAATCCTGATATCATAATAGGACTATACTCAGAATCAGCTTCATATTTTCCCATACCTTCTATTAAAGTATGATTACTAAATTCTTTAGCTAAATCTACAGCAACATCAGTTTTGAACTTTCCTATATCTTTACCTCTTACAAACTGTCCACTCATATTATGAGTTTCAAATGAGTCCATATCATAAGCATAAATATGCATACCCAACCTACTAAGAAACAAACTCATCCAGCTACCAATTCCGCCTGCGCCTCCTAATATAACATCTCTACCAAGTAACCAACTAAACCAGTTAGCTCCTTTAAATCTGCCATATTTAGCTTCTACGTTCTCAAGGTCTAATTCTTGTATTTCTAATTCTTCCATATTATTTTATAAATTCATTACTCAACTTATTAACTAATTCAGGGTATTCATATTCATAAAAGAATATTTTTTCTAATGTAGCTTCCATATCTTTCTTTTTAATATCATATTCACCTGTATAACCTAACTTATAAGGCAATATACTTCTATAGAAGTTACCACATTCCACTACAAACTCGTCTCCTCTTTTCTTGTAATCAATATTAGCTTTAAACATAGCTTCATCTAAGTTATCACCACAATCTATTTGTAAAGATACTGAATCAGCTATTGCTTCTTCTAACATTTCATCCTCATCTTCTTCATCTTCAACTACAACAGAATTATTAGCTTTAGACCAACCATTCCATTCTTCCCAGCCATTGTAGTAATTACCTCTAAAACCTGCTCCCGTACTTTTATAAGGATATGCAGGAGCAAGTGCTTGTTTAGCTTTTCTTTCTAGTTCAGCTTTTTTCTTAGCTTCTTCTTTTTCAACAACAACTTCTTCAAGCCTTTCTTTAAAACTTTTATCTACTCTAATATTAAGGTCTGCTTCTATAATACAATTGTATATAAATAATACTTTTTCTTTAGTAGTTTTTTTATGATTAAGCTTATAAAGTTTACCATTATCTCCAAAGAAACTTCTAACAACATCCTCTTTTTTTTCTTGCTCACCCACAAAAGCTATCTTAGCAGTAGGTTCAAAAGCGTTATTGACTATTAATGAAAGGTAATAATTATGATTAGGAGCATTATCTTGTAATTCTTGCATATCTGTGCCTGAAAAGAAACATCTCATTGAGTTATGTGAATGCACGTGAGCAGTCTCATAATCAAGAGATTCTGGATGTTCCATCCTATATTTAATAAATCTCTCACTAAATTCATATTCTGTATATGCAGAACTACCTATATCCATTAAGAATATATCTTTAGCTATACATTGAAAGTTACCTGTTGAAAAGTTGCCTACAAGTTTATACATTAATATACCAGACCATTCTACATCAGGTATCTGATGACACAAGTATAGTATTTGATTCACTACCCTCTTGGGTATCTTCAACTTTATTTTCTTTTGCAATTCTACTACCGATAATGTGCTTTTTTGTGAGTTCTTCGGATAATACTCTACAGACTTGCTCTGTGAGTTTTGGATTTGGTGCGTTGTATTCATAATTATTATTTTCCTCTTTATTTATTATTTTAAATTTTACTTCTTTACCTCTAAATGTAAATAATGTTTTATCTTGTAAATAGCCATATGACTTTTGAACTATAATTTTAGTATCAGATATATATTTTCCTTCTGTATTTTTATAACATAAGTGTGTACTCCCTACTTCTTTTAGAACTTTAAATATTTTATTCTCTAAATTTTCATCAAATACTACTTCTATATTATAGGGTGTTATTTTAAAATTAATATCTTTAAATGAAAATCCTTTAACCAATTCTTTTGCATAACTTTTACTAACATTAGGTGTGCTATAAGACCCTACACTACTCATTTGAATATAAGGTATTCCAGAAATACTTTCCCATTCTAAATAACTCTTTAATATTATAAGAAAATGTTTGAATTCTTCTACTGTATTAAAAGGAGTAAACAAAAATTTATTTATAGGCCCCGAACCTAAACAGAATACAGAAAAAAAGTTAGACCTACTTGAAGGTAAGTGTGAATGAATATATTTTGATTCTAATTCTTCTAGTGTTCTTGATGCACGCATTCCCTCTATATGTGTTGCAATAAATTTAGTATTTTTATTGTAACTGTTTATACTAAAAAATATTTTAACATACAAATCATATAATACACGTTTATCTCTTCCGTTAGTTATAGTTATTTCAGGATAATGTATTATAAAATAAGGGCTAAATACATTTTTTTTCATCATAGTGAGAATATTAGATTCTACTTTATAATCGTAATATCGCTCTAAATTTTCTGCTCCATAGTCCCATCTATTTGGATGCATTTCTTTTAAAGCTTCAACGAAATATTTTAAATTGGAAAATTTTATTACTTGAGCAGCAATTTTATTAGCAAATCTTTGTGGATCTTTTGTTAATATCATAATTGATAAAATTAAAAAAGGGATAGACTAAATTATCTACCCCTTTTATGAAAAACTTGTTATAAAAAGAAATTACATGTTGGCTTCAATTTCTTTGAACCAGTTGTTAAGTACTTCTACTTCGTCAACAACTTCTTCTTTAGAAATTTCACCAGCTTCAACCCTCATACGCAAAGCATAAAGATTACCAATACATACATCAATAAGACCAATAGTGTCAAGTTCAGAACTTGTTTCTGCTGCATTATTATTAAGCCATGATTCAATCAAACTTCTCATTTGACTTGTGCTCATAATTGTATAATTGCCAAAATGTTCTTTTGCCTCGTCTGAACTTGCAAATTCTTCTTTAATGAAATCTTTACACTCTTTATAAGACATTGTTTCAGGGTCAATAACATCACCAAAACCACTTTTAACTTTAACTGGAGTTAAAAATAATGTGAAATCTTTAGTTACTTCACCTGCTGCTGTTAATCCTTTAGGAAGAACTGCTGCTGAAGATTCCAAAGTTGTTTGGTTCTCACCAACAATAGCTTTCATATTATTAACTTCAACACCTTCTGATGTTAAAACTTGTTTCAACTCTCCCCAAGTGTTAGCTTCTGTTTCAACTACAAACCTTTTTTTTCCTTTAGTACTAAATACTGTTACTTGTGCCATAATTTTTAAATTTAAAAACTTATTTATTTATTAATATTAATTCATCCATTTGTGCATATTGTTATTTGTATATTCCTTATTTATATCCATGCTAATATCAAAAAAGGAAAAGTCTGCTGTTTCTACATGAATAGTCTTACATTCAGCGCAGACATAACTATCCATAATTTCATCAATCTCTAAATCAGGATTGAATACTATATTGTTAGGTACAAATATAAAATTTGTACTTCCACAATGTTTACAGAAATCTGGTTCTACCATATTATTCCGTTTATATTTTTATTTTTTAAAAATTCATTACATTTACTAAAACATTTCGAGTCTCTAAATGGTATAGGAGCAGCTTTATCTACCCCTAAAGGACTTGGATGACTCGTTTTGATTATATAATGTGTATCATTCAATATGTATTGTGAGAAGTCTTGTGCGAAACGTCCCCATAATAACCATATTATGTTATCTTTACTATTAAGAGCTTTAACCACTTCTATTGTAAAGTTCTTCCAATACTTCATATGACTACCAGGTTTCCCTTGTACAACAGTATGAGCAGCATTAGTTAATAAAACACCTTGTTCTGCCCAACCATAAAGACTAAAGTTAGATATTCTCTCTAAGTTAAATCCATCATATACATCATTCTCTACTTCTTCAAGAATATTAGCTAAACTTGGTTGAGGAGAATCTAATGTAGAATTACTAAAACTTAGCCCATCAAATTGCCCCAAACCATGATACGGATCCTGCCCAATAATAACAACCTTAACTGAATCATAAGGAGTTACTCTAAACACTTTTAAAAATAATTCAGACTCTTTAGGCGGCAATATTACATTCCTTTTCCTTTCTAAGGCAATATCTATAGCTATTCTTTCAAACTCTTTAGATTCTAAATAATGTTTTAAACAACTATACCATCCTTTTTCAAAATATTTTGATAACTCCACAACTCTTCTTTTATTATAGGTTTACTCATTAACTCCCAATCTTCAGGAATATCAAATCCATACTCATTACTCATATCTTCTCTTAATGTTTTATCTCTGTAAAGTAATCTAAACGTTTTACTTTGCGTGCTAAATTTATGAAACGTACATATTTTAGATTTTAAAGTAGTAGTTATATCGCTATATTTTCCTTTCATAACAAGAAATATATCATTTCTATATCTTTCATCTATTTTGAATTCAAATACTACTGTATTAGGGTCTGGATCTAACATTCTTAAAAAGAATAAGTGTTGCTGTAATCTATCTTCTAATTGTAAGTATTCTTTTGAATTATTAAACTTATAAACTAAAAATATAGAATTATAATCATCAGATATATAGCTGTTATAAAAGGTTTCTTTGAAATCAAAATATGAATAATCATATCCTAATATAGGCATAATAAAATGGGATACTTTTGTAGCTTTTTCTTGTATCAAATAATAATAAGATTCAGAACCTTTTCTTATCTTATTAACTGTATAGCTTACATCTTCTACATCTATAATATCTCCTGTTTTTAGCCTATATTTATCTTCAATTATTAAAGATAGTATCTCATAGTTATCTCCTCTTTTTTCTACAATATTTGTAGAATTAGTAACTAAGGTAAATCCTCTTAGATTACCTTTATTTAACTGTACATAAATATTATCTTTTATTTCTACTTTCATAATCAATATTCTGGTTTATATTTAATGTAGAATATTGATTGTATAATTTATTTTTATATCTCATATTAATTAAAATGTTATTTCAATAGATTTTGTTCTATCTACTTCTAAAAATTTAGGTAATTCCGGTACATGTCCGACTTCACGTAACCAGTCTTCATCTGTTTCTAATAAATGGAGTAATCTGTAATTCTTTTGGAATTCATAAATACCTTGTGAAGTTCCATAATCTACACAATATAGTTGTAATATTTCACCCCAACTTGGAACAACTTCAGCAGATAATTTTTTCCAATACTTTATACCTTTGCCTTTTAATGCAAGAATTCCATCTGAGCTATCCCCAACTACCATTTGCATCCTTTTAAAATTGTCAGCTTCAGCTTCAGAAGTTTCTACCCACTCCATACCCCATTCATCATGCCCAAGTTTCTTGTTATAATTTAAGTGTTTCCCCGGTATTCCTTGCAATAAATCTTTATCAATTGCTGCCATTATTTTATTAACTTCTTCTGAAGATTCTAATACAAATGAATCAGGCACATATATGCCTATTACTTTCTTACCGCCTATAAGACTATTTAAATACAGAGTTTTATTCATTAACCATGTAATAATATCATCGGCTTCACACAAATTATAACTAATAGCACCATATTGAGCTATAAGATATTCTTTAATAACCTTATTATAGTTCTGATTAGAATACTTCCTATTAGATTTATAACTACCAGATTTTTCTGATTTATCTTTTAATACATGGCGAAAGTACTTACCTTGACTAACAAATAATGCATAATAATCGGCTTTAGTTTCCTCTAAAATAGCTTGTATCTTATAATCAACTTTTTCTATTATCTGTTGTAACGTATCATCTGATTTACCTAAATAGGCTAAACTATCTGCATCTATTAAACATATGTTTTTACTCATAATAACACTCCTCTATTATAGAATTAGTATAGAAAATTGCCATACCCATTTTCATTATATTCAAAAAACGGATACACAGGCTCTTGTCCTAATTTTTTTGTATTCATATTTTCTTAAAATTTAATATAATTTTTCTATCCTCTAAATCATCTACAAAA